CAGATACATGACGGGCTTTCTTTTCATTGCTATGTATACCGCCTATACCGACAGTGTACTTAGTATCGCCCATATCAAATTTAAACTTGGTTTTCTTTTCAGGGAAGTTACCCTTATTCTTACCTGATTTTAAACGGTCGCTTTCTTCCATTTTAAAGTTAAACCCCATATAACCACTAGGGTCAACCGTAAAAGGTAATGAGGTATACTGGTTAAGAACCTCGTTTAAAGTATCTGTTTGAAACGCTATGTTTTCAGGCGGCCTATACCTAAACCGGGTTCCGGGGTTTATCTTTGGTCGGGTAGCCCTTATATCGTAACGCTCATCCAACTCACGCTTAATAACCGATTCGGCTATTTGTGCATCAGACTTAGAACGTAAGTCAATTTCATACTCCTTACTCATTAGGGCGCGTAGGTTAATTTCTGGTTCAATGGTTTTAAATAGTTCCTCAGTATCTACTAAGTCCAAACCGCAATAATAACGGATATCAGGTAACTGGTGTTCCTGTATTTCCTCCCAATGGTTAATCGGCATATCCATCATTTCTTTGATGTGCATACGACCAGCATAAATCTTAAGAGAAGCCTTTAGTGGAGCAACTTGTATTAAGTCAATATGATCTATTTGTAAAGCAGCAAACCCGACCTGTTTCCTTACTTGCCAAGGTTGAAGCCCTTCATCTATAATCATTTGGCTAACTTTATAAATAGAGCTGTTACTTAACCCTGCTATAGCGGCCTCAATAATTAAAGTGTCATACTTGATACCGTTGAATGTTATTACAGTATAGCTATTTAGAAGGTGTAGGATATTCTTTACATTTAATTCTGAATCGTTAAACTTTTCAAAGTAAAGAACATCCCCTGTGGATACCTTTCTAAACATGACCAATAGATAATTAGTAAGGCATTCGATATCTAATGTAACAAGTTTTTTATGATCCATACTTGCCTCTTATCTAACGCCTTTATTACCAGTGACTGTTTCCTGGCTGTTGTATTGCCCTTTAACAGCATAGCTCTGATCGCTTGGTACAGGCTCACAAGCAAAGAAAACCATTTGTCCTATCTTCATACCGGGTTTGATAAGAAGACTATGGTGCTGAGTAACATTGGTCAGCTCCAGGGTTAGCTTACTATTATTCCAACCGGGGTCGCACCAACCAGCCATTAGATGCTGAAGCCCTGAACGAGCCAAGGAGGACTTCAACTTATACTCCGCTGCTACCCAATTAGGAAGGTTAAAAGTTTCCGCTGAGCTTGCCAGAATAAACTCACCGGGGAACAATAAATAACCCTGCTCAGGTATTGTAAACTCCTTCATATTAAGTGATTCTTTTTCTTTCAGGTCAACTACAGAACCGCTCATATCAATATCTTCAACCAATATGGTATCGCCGATAGTTATATCAATGCTAGACCCGCTAATGTTAGCCGGGTCAGCGTCTATTACGTTGGCACCTACTAAAGCACACAAACCGCTATATGAAATCAATGACATGGTTTACCCCTTGAAATAAGTTGGATCTTGATTGGTGTAGCCGCTACCCGGCTCGGCGAATGTAATATCGTCAATCAACTCTGCTATTTGATCATTAGCTCGGTCATAGGAACCACCTATTATAAGGCGGATAATACTTGCTTCCTTCGTTTCTAATTGGTTAGTGAAAAGTAAAGTTCTATCCCTGATTAGTTTTTCAAATGTTAGACCTAACAACGGGAACTCCCACCATTTGTTTCTAGGCATATAGATACTTCTACTTTCAGCCTTTGTCAGATAATGAGTGGCCTTAAGCAAGTCCTCAATACCATTTTTATCTTGATGCCTTGATACATATTTGGTCGCGCAAGCTAACAAATAGGGCATACGAGTATCGCATACCCAATCCCAGTGTTGATATTTTTTGCGGTAATGGCTTCCGCCTATTTGCATATCGTTTACGTCCATTATAGCTCCTCCATTTCACGGGTGAATGCTTCTAGCATCTCTTCTGCTTTGGCGGTTTGTTGTTCGTCACCCAAATAATTAAGCGCCTTAACCAGTACCTCGCGCCATTTACGGAAGGGACGTTTGGCGTTAACCTTACCTTCCCTTACTTGTTGTATACAATACCACATCCCGCTTAGAGTATCCGCCAGCTTTAGGAAGTAGGTTTCTTCCGGGTGCAAGTCAAAGTGGACGCCGTTTTGCTCTTCCCAGTGACGCTCAAGTTTGTCCAAAACGCTTTTCAGTTCTGGGCTTGCTTGTTTAATAGGGAATGGAATATCCCCTGTATAATACTCAGCCGCGTCATGGGTTAATGCCGCCAGCAATAACTCCTTGGAACATTCCGGGTAAATGTATTGCAGTATCAAAGCAACTTCCCATTCATGTTCGCTGTTTTTCTGTTTGTCCATACCGATACTGTTATGGAACCGAACAACATCACCACTTTGCAATACCTTACGAATATTCATTATTTAGATCCTTTGTTAGCACGAGTTTCTAACCATGTTCCGCAAGCCATACGCCAGTCATCAGCAACTAATAGCTTCAAGTGTTTACTGGCTTCAATTGGTCCTTCTGATTTATGTACCAAGTAAACCAACAACATCGGTAGAACTAAGTCTTCGAAGTAAGCTGATCGCCAGTCACTACATTGATTAACCTCAACCAAACCAAAATCATCATACAGTTTGAAAAACTGCTTTAAATCCTGGTTGAAAAAACGCATACCAGCATGGGACATTGTAACCAAACGCTCACAATATTCATACGGGTTAAAGTTACCTTGGAACCCGGTATTGGTACGGTTATAAACATCCCCAGCGGCTCCCTCAGTGTATACATGGAAGCTATTACTAACCTGACTATATGTACCCATGTTAACGCCTAAGCTGGCGGCAACATATTCCTGGATCATACTAAACTGCACCACGTTAGCACCATAGGCTCCCCATATCATATCGTTAGAACGGTTGTAAACCGTCATGTCTAGGCGTTGCTTACGCATACGGAATACTATAGACATATTACAAGCCTTGTCCATAGTATTCTTGTTAAGGTCTGCTGAGTCCCATATCTGGCATACTGCCTGACGGCTGTTAGGGTCGTTGGTTAGGATATCAATAACCCGTTGTAGCTGGTCCTGACCGAATGTCTTGCGTAACCTGTAACCGTAAGGGGCATTGAATACAGTACGGTCATCACTGAAGTCAACCATACGCTTATTAAACTCGCCTAAGAATTTAACGTCTTCACGCCCTGCTAAAATCCAAAGGGATTCCATAAGGTGGAAGAATGGGTTAGCGTCCCGAGCAGAGCTTACCAGGACGCGCTGAGCAGGGTTTTTATAAACGGTGGTTACGGGTGCAGGTAACTCCAGGGTCATACCGTTACGGCTCGGTACATGCTCTCCTTTGGCCGCTATTAGGTTTAAGCCTTGTTCTAGTGCATCGTTAACATTATCAGCGTTGATTACATACATAGTTTAAACTCCAGCATATTTACGTTTGGAACGTCCGGTTTGGTTACTCACCTTCATGTATTTCGAGTATTCACAAAAGCAATTTTGAAAGTTTTGGTGGCAAAGTATATCCAAGATACTATCCGGCAATTCATATTCAACTATTTCATGAGCTTTGTCAATAGCCGTTTGGTAATTACGGGATGTTATCTTTTCTTCCCAAAACCATTCCAAACCGCGTAAGCTACCCGGCCCTGGAGCACTAAAGCTAAACCAGTCCGGAGCCTTATTTAATGGGTGACCTATTGTATTCTTAAGATCAGCTACTACTTGACCGGCTAGGAAACTAGCTAACCCTTCTACTGTCATCAACCGCTTATGTGCCTCAGCTAATGTAGTACAATTATCAATGATGTCTTTATCTTTTGCAAGTTTTCCAAGTAGGTAAAGGCAGTAATCAGCTTTCGGCATTGCCTTTCCGTTTGTTGATATAATATAAGCGCCGTTCCATATTAGCTTTCCCGCTGCTTTACGCTCAGCCAAAACAGTTTCAGCATTTTCAAGCCATAACCCTAAATCAGCATCAAAGTCTATAGGCTGCATAAGGTCGGCAAGGGTATCCGGTTGATTGAATATACGGGCGACAACCATAGCAAAGCTATAGCAGGCTACTGTAGACTCCTCAGCGCCAAAGTCATCCAGCCCTGTAGGGTAAGTCCAGTTATTACGTATCCACCGGGTAACGCGGTCGTCCTCCCGGTTTACGTTGCAATAGTAGACAGATTGCATTACTGGATTCGTGCTCCAGGGTTTAGGTTTACCGGCTTCTTTTAGCTGGCGGATATTATCCCGTTCTTTAATCCAGTAAACCAGTTGTTCTTGATTATCAGTTAGCATTACAAAACTCCTAGATGATCATCTACTATCTCTTCAAACCTTTCAAACCTGTTTTCAAGCGGCAACTCAATCCAGTTCAGCCCGTCGTTATCTAGCTTGTTGCGTATACGGTAGGTAGAATCATAAGTCTTCTTGGCGTTATGGTACACGCTGTCTTTAAGATGGTCGTCCTTATTTGAATCCCTTCTACGCTTGCGTATATGTTCCATACAAGTATCGAAGTCAGTTTCCAACATAATAAACAGAAAGTTATCAGGGTTACGTTTTGCTAACTCAGCGTATCGCCCGTAAATATGGGATATAAAAAGCCCCTCAAACATTACGTGCCCGTCAAATGAAAAGTCATCTATTAGCTGGTGTATTTCATCCTGAGTAGAAACCGTGTCGCAACCGCCACAAACACTTTCGTATGACCCAACTATAAACACGGTCTCGCCTTTA